CCGCCCATAGAACAACCACTTTCACGAACGTATATTCCCATACACAAACTGATTTTTCTCGGAACAGGTTGTCTTTTACTGGAAATTCATTTCAGAGACATACACCTTCAAATTCCGAAAAAGTGACCGATTTTGTGACCAAAATAGCTAAAACACTGTTCCCATTAATTCACGATTGAAAACAGAACTAACGTTCTTATATAATCATCTCAAAGGAGATGAAACACCATGAGAGACGACAACCTTAAAGATCGAGGATCAATCAAATGGACGGCCATGATGCTACCGGAGCATGTCAGCCTGCTCCGCGAATTAGAAATCAACCACAACAGAGTAAAAAGACCAGTGCTTGACATGGCCCAAATAGAAGACATGGAACGGGTTATATGCGAGGCGATGAAGTTTAATTCCCCGGTGCAGTTCGCTGTATTTAAGCCGCTGCCCTTTTTAAACGGTGTAGAAATGGGAGAAGTCATTTATATAGAAGGAAAAATCCATTACATAAATCAGACCCGCAAGGTGTTTCATGTCGTGGATTCAAAAGGAGACACCAATCTCATTAAATTTGAGGATGTTGTCGGCGTGAAGGCAAAATAAAAAAACCATTATTAAGGATACTAAAAAAGGTATTCCTTAATAATGGTTTTTTGGTTAAGTACAATAACTTGCCATAACACGGCTACCACACAGGCAGCTTACGGTAATTAGTCGCGTGTTTCTTGGACTCACTTGTTATTGTACATTGATTATACATTGAATGGACAATGTTAGTCAACAAAAACGGAGCATTTTTTTTTGTGATAACGGATCAAAATTTTATTATCAAAATGGGACATTGTTTTTTGTTCAAAATTCATTATCAAAACGGAGCATTTTTATTTACTCATTACGGGTCAATTTTTGTTGCTGCCACTTCTGCAAAGGCATCTTCATATGGTGGGAATATAAATGGCGTGCATAGCCTTGGTTTCAAAAAATTATACAGATATTCACATCCTTCATGGTACACTAAATCAGTCTCTTTTTTAACCTGATTAAAGTTCGGAAATGGAGCACCTTGATACCTATAATATTGAAAGATTATGTTTGAAATCATATCTGCAACTTGTATATTAGGAGATAAATCAGATTGCAAATATTCCACTTCAACATTCTTTGTGATTTGTTTATCAAGAACCAGATCACTATAAAGGTAACCCTCTAACTCATTTAGTGACGGAAGGGCAGAATTTCGGTTGTCAATTTTAAGATTTAATAGTAGCTCATCTTCTTTACTCAAAGGGAAATTTTTCATGATTATTGATACCAAGTAGTTAAATGAACGTGCTGGTTGCTCTCTAAACCTTTGTTCGATTTTTTGATTACACACTACCATATGTGCTATTTTTATATCTGTTGCTTTAAACAACTTTTCTAGAATGAATAATTTCATAAAAGGGGGGGTATCTGAGCCTTTGAGTTCGTCTGGGTTTGGCAAATTTGCAAAAAAATCAGGAAAGTCTTTTCTTAGTCTACCAATTGCTCTTTTAAAGGTACTCCTTAACTTTCTAGGATTGGTTGTATGTATAAAAGCAATGACGAAGAATCTATATTTATATTTTCTTGAGAAAAATTTCGGTATACTCCCAGATTCATCTATGTAAAACAAATTCATCACCCATTGTCAAAGTTTTCTTATACTTTATAGTATTATATTCTGGGGCCTATTACAAGAATCCCCTTTGGTAATAATGAAATAGGTTATATATAAACAAATAAAATAAGCTCCACGAAAGGTAGAGCTTTATTCATCATACGGCCGATATTTTTTCCGGGCAGCTTCAAGATCTTTTTTCTTTTCCTCAACATCCGAACGCAAAAACAAACTAGTCCCGCTCATTTTTTTCACAGGATTAAGTTTTCCGCCGTTTACAAGTTGGCTCATACGTGAGCGATTTACCTCAAGCAGTTCGGCCGCCTCTTTGGTGGTCAGGACTTCACGTCTGATGAAGTCCTCGACCTCCTGACGGCTTTTTAAATGATATTCCATAGACTTATCTGCTCCTTAAATCCTTAATAATCGTGAAGATGGTCACGGCCAACACAATAATCATGATGACCGTTGTGAAAGTGCTTGTCCGTAATTCCCGCAGCCCAATAGCAGCCACGCTTAATAAAATCATGGAAAAAATGAATGTTTGTCTTCTCTTCATATTATATGCTAGACTGGTTATAATTATATTAGGAAGCGAGCGAGCCACCGCTCACTTCCCTGCTTGCTAGTCCTTCTTATTATTCTTCTTTGCATCCGATGATTGCTGTGCAATCCAGGCGATGGAAGCAACATAGAAGATAATTTGAAGGACTTTTATCATGATGTCCAGCATTTCTTCACCTCCTTACACTCTTATTATACAACACCTATAAACAATTGTATATAGATAAAGCGAAAAAATCCCCCTTTTTCTCCAAAAACTCACTCAATTAAATAGGTATAATAACCTAAAACAAATGATTCATTTTCATGGATGAACAGGATTTATTCACCAATTCCTTTCCGTAAAGTGGTAAACTCTATACTGATTGTAACCAAAAGGATTAGAGGAGAATGCCATGAAGACTCTGGATGTTCAGGCGTTACACAATGCAATTGATCAAACGCTCGAACAATTAAAACAACAATCAGACGAATTCGCCAAAGTCAAAAAGGCCGTTGAGGGCATCACATCACTTGATGATGCTTTAAAAGGAAAAGGCGGCGACGCGATCCGCGCCTTTTACGAGGAATGTCACACACCTTTTCTACAGTTCTATGATACTTTTATAGAGGAATACAGTTCCACGCTGAAGAAAATGAAAAGCGCGTTAAATTCCCTGGAACCAAACCATAACGGATTTATTTCACAGTCCTTTCTCGAACACGAGTTGGAGAATGGCTTAAATGCGGCCGATCGCACAACGAAACATTTGGTTTCTAAGACCAACGCCACGATCGCAAAAGTCAGCCATATCGTAGATTTACCGGATTTGAATGACAGCGGTTTTCACGAACAGAATCAGAAAGCATTAAAGGAAATCAGCACGGCCCTCGAAAAGCTGCATGCGTTTGACCGCGAGCAAACAAACGCCCTCAAAACAGCTGAAAACGACCTTGAGACGATGCAAAAATACATGGCGCGGCTCGAAAAGATGTATACCGGCCCCAAAATTGAAATCACCGGTTATCAAAAAGGCGCGATTTTAAAGCCGGATGAGATGGATACCTTGAGTGGAAATCAAGAAACAGCGATGGGTACCATGTTGAAAAAAGTCGGAGACAAAGAAGATGCCGAAATTAACACTCTCGCCGATCCAGATCGGTTAAAAAAATTGGCAACGCAAAAGGTTTCCACCAAAGAGTACACTCAAGAGGAATTGAATAAACTAAAAAAAGATTATAGAGTATTTAACGATACGCTTTACCGGGCATACATAGATGGTGATACAATTGTCAAGATAGAACCCGCCTACACCCTTCCAGAGAATGTGGAAAAAAGTGACTTTGCTAAATATTTCGATACGGCTATGGAATTTACAGGTGTGTATGATGGAGTAAGAGCAGCGTTTGGATACGACCTTGCGACAGGTGAAATTGTTAAAGATCGTGGTGACCGTATTATGGCCGCGTTGAGTGTCACCCCTTTCGGAAAGGCATTTAAGTACGGAAAGCGCGGTTTCAAGTTATTTAAAGGTGAAGAGGCGGGAAAGAAAGCTTCAAAGGTTGGTAACGGCTCTAAGAGTAGGGTACATCTTCCAGGAAGAAATGGTGCTCTTAATGAAGCTAAAAAGGATGCGGGCATTACTAGATCTCAGCACCCCGAATCAATTCGTCGTGTAGAGATGCGAACCGCTCCCCATGAAGGTGGCCATGTAATAAAAGACGAAAATGGTAAAATTATTTGGACCAAAGAGTATATCTATACAAATAACAAGGGTCAGAAAATCATAATACAAGACCATAGCGCGGGTCATGAAAAAGGTGGACAAGGGCCTCATTTTAATGTAAGGCCATTTGATAATCCTCGAACAGGAAAAGTCCCAGGGACAAAAGATCATTATCCATTCAAAAAATAATTTGAGGTGATATTATGTGGTACGAAAATTTAGAGGAAAATTATTTTTTAAAAAGTCTATATAATGAGATTCCTAAATTAGAAAATATACGTATCGAAGGCATTTATATTAAAGAAGAAGGTAGAAAAGTAACTCTGCATTTTGATATGCCGTTTTATGCGGAAAAGCCACCGAAAAAGTGGGCTAACTTAGGATATAATTCAATTGCTCTTGAAGTGGATATTTTCGATATCCATTCTTTAGAAATGAAGACATTATCAGATACATATAGAGGAAACATTGAAATAAATAAGGATGACCAAGGTTTAATCGAAATCAATATCACAGGAGAGGTTACTGCAAAAATAAAAGCAGATGCAGGACTCATTCAATCAATTAATGGTTATATTAATGGAGCTTTAGAAAAGGAATAAGCAAAAAAAGCATGTGGCCCTTTACACAAGAAAGGGCCTTTTTGATTACTTCAATAAAGCTTCAATTTTTGCCTTTGTCTTCGGCCCGTAAATACCGTCGGCAGACAGCCCGTGCATCAGCTGGAACCGTTTGACCGCGTTCGCCGTATTCGGCCCGTAATAACCATCTATGCCTTTATTTTTGGCACCTTTGTCCGGATAGAAATAGAGGGCAGCTAAGGCCTCCTGAATCTGCCGGACGGCCGTTCCTTTCATCATCGGGCTTTTGTATTTGTAGATGCCGGTCGGTAGTGTGTACTTTTTGGCTGCAGGCTTTCCTTTTTTCGGTGTTTCCTTTTTCGGGGCCGCTTTCGATTTATTACCTAGGATACTATCGACTTTTTTGCGGAATGCTGACAGTTGGCTTGAATCCCTCACCCACGGCGCCGGACAGCTTTTATTTGTCACGTCGTAATGCCGTACGATTTTGTCTGTAGAAAGGCCATAACGCCTGCATAGATCGGCTACCACTTCGGCAGCATTTTGAATGGTCTCACTGTGAATCTGTCCGTTTTTTTCGACGCACATTTCAACACCGATCGCCTTTGTATTGGCGTTTGGTTTTAGAAAACTGACATAGCAGCGATTTTGGTCGTGTGCATGATAGGCGACTTCATTTTCAGGAATAATCAATTGCACTTCTTTGCGATCCACAAAATAATGCGCTGAGGCGTAACGTTTATCAGCGATGCACGTACCATTGAAATAATTTCGCTCGTTCAAGGCCGACGCGCCAGGAGTAGCCGTCCAATGCATGACAATACCCTTAACCCCTGACAGTTTTAATCCCGGACGAGTATACTTGTTAACCTTCACATAGTTTTTTACGACTTTGACCATGCTTGATCAATCCTTTCTTATATTAATGCAAAAGAAAAAGGCAGCCGAAAGGCAACCTCATTTTGCTTTATTCTGCTGTTTTAAAATTTCGATAGCTTTCGTGATAGGCTCCGGTACATAAACACCCATTTTTCCCGCGTTTTCAGTAATGGAGATCAGTTCATTGATACAGTAAAATACGATTGTCACTGTCATGACAAGAAAGCCCATTTCAATTCCGCTTTCAATAAGCAACAAATCAATCATATGAGCTACCCCAACAATCACAAAAACAAAGACTTTTCGAGCGATCCCAATATATCCGATCTTGCTTTTCATTTCTCCATTTATTCCGGCAGCCGCCAGACCGCTCACATAATCAATGATCACAAGTACAGATAAAATAGTAAGCAGCACGCTCCAACCCCCAAAAAGAAATCCGACAATTCCACCCGCAACAGCAATGACACCTTTATGAAATTGATCCATTGTATTTCCTCCTTTTAGGAAAAATAAAAAAGCCGCTTATTTCGCCGCTTCTGCTCTTTTTTCGTGATATTCTTTATTTGCTTCGATTTGATTCATTTCTATCACTTCATCTTCCGCCTGCGAATTGCCGATCCGCTCTTCTTGCAGCTCTTTTTTGAGCTTTTCGACTTCCTGCTCCAAGTTTTTTCGCTTTTGCTTTTCTCGCATATAAAAAGCTTTGATCTCTGCTAAATCATTATGCGCTTTGTCCAAAGACTCTTTGTATGAGGCTGATTTCAAAACGGTCAGCTCGTACTGTTCCTGTAATTGTTCATATGTCGGTTTGTTTGTCACTTTAATTTCCTCCTTATACTTCGTCCGGGAATGCGTCGCCGCGTGGATTCTTCATGATTTCTGCGCGCTCATCTTCGGTTATCATTCCGTTTTCGGCATGGATGTACAGCTCTTTTGTTGTCACACTTCCGTTCAGCCAGCAGTAATAAAAGTGCCCGTAGTAGCGACTTTTACCTTCGAACATATCGACCGCCTCCATCACGATTGTGTTCCCTCAAGCTTCATTATCAAGTCATTAGCAAGACGCTGAGTGTATACCAACTGCTCTCGCGACATTTCTTCTTTGGTTTTCTGGCCGGATCTCTCTTTCGCTTCGATATTCTGTTCAATGGGTTCAAGTTTCATCGTTTGCCTCCTACTCGTGGTAATTGCGTATTGTGCCGCTTCGGTTGCCGGCAGTGTCAACCTCTATTGTTAACAGCGTATGAATGAGACGCTTCTCCCCTCTGTAACCGGGATAATAGCCGTCGGGTTCTATATAGGTACGGATTAACATGTAGTCCATTTTGTTTGTCTCTTGATCCAAAACGACGTATAGATCATACGCGACCTTCACTTTATCGTCAGGAATCAAATCGAATGAAACCTCTTCAAACGGGTAAATATCGTCTCTATGTTTAAGAACGCAGGCGCTTATCTCTATGCCTGTGTCCGTCTCTGTCACTTCCATACCTTCAAAGTACCATGCGGCCGGAACGTCTTTTCTTTGAATCATTTTTTACACCTCTCTAAACTACTTCATAGAAAATTGCCAACCTTACAGTCATAGATCTGTATTCTATATTGGATGTTGCGCCGGTTCCTCTTATATATATTGTGAATCCGCTTGACGATTGTTTTTCAATCCCGACCGTAACGGCGTTTGAATACGCTCCGTAAGCCTGAGCGAAAACAGCAAAACAGTTCTCGATTTTGTTTTGAGATCCATCGCCGGCCAAAGTATAATCGAAGCTTGTATATCCATAGGCTCCGCCGTTCATTGGCATAGTAAGGGTAATTTCATCAAGCAAAACACCCAAACAGTGCTGTAATCCTCCGTGAATGTCAGTAAGTCTTTTTCGAATGCTTCCAAAAACAGCAGGATAAGGTGTATATGTGCCGTCGCCACCTTTAATTTTTGTTTTAGGAGGAAGTATTAATTGTTTGGCGGCATCAAATAACATCTTATCGGCTTTTAGTCGGACGCCGCCCTCTGCCACAACGTCAAAACCAAAAGGCTTATATCTAAACAGCGATTTTGGGCCATCAACTCGGGAAAGATAAACGGTGCCGTTATCACTGCCGCTGACAGGGCCGAACGTGTCATACTGATCATCATCTAAACGGTCAAATTGATCATGCCAGCCGGTTGTCGTAGAATATATATCTTTAAAGTCCGTTCCCAATAGATAACCCATTCTAAGCCGCGAAACTTCATGATCTCTAAATTCCATATAAGGATTATCTTGAAAATCTTTTTGAGAAAACATATCTATTGAAGGGGGCGTTTCATATCCGTTTTCGCCCGCAATGCCTTGAACTTCAATTTTTCCGTTCCCGATGTTAATTTTAGTGTAAACGGCATTAGAATCCCAGCCTTCTGTAACAAATTTGCCCGTTTCTTGTTCGACCATCCCAGAAGTAATAGTTAATTTATTGTACATGTAAGTTTCGTCATCTCTCGTATATTGATAGAACGTCCCGTCTTGTATCCATGATTTAAAATTGTCGTTTTCTCCTGCCGCTTCAAACCTCGCCCCGCGAATCAATGAGCCTTCAATCGTGATACCTTTAATCGTCCCGGCGTTGATCTTGTCGGCTGAAATACTGCCGATTTTCGCGTTTGTGATGGCCGCGTCCTCGATCTGAGCCGTCCCGATGATCGCCGTTTCTAAGTGCGCCCTTTTAATAGCTGCGTTTTGGATTGCCGCTGAACCGATGGCCGCGTTTGCTATTTTGGCTTCTGTAATGGCCGCATCCGCGATTTTAGCCGAAACAATGGCCGCATCTTGAACATATTGGCTTGTGATTACGCCGTCCGTTAGCTGTGTATCATATGGGCTAAATCCAAACTCTTTTCGGACGTCTCCCCGCCGAATTTGTAGTTTCCTTAAAACAAATTCGGCTGAATCTCCGTTTGTTGCTGTCCTGCCGCCAATGACAAGACGACCGTCATTAAATGTAGCTGGAGCCGTAAATACAACATCAAAACGAACAAATTCATCAGTCGGATAACTCGAAATGTCTGAAAGGGTGTTCGGTATTTCATATGTTGATCCGCTTTCTGTTCTTAATTGCAAAAATGAAAAGTTATTAGTTGTTAGCCGCTTCAGTTCAAATGAAAGAGTGTATATTTGATCCTTTGTAAGTGATAAAGACGGCCGCCCTTTTGTTGTTATTCCGAAATGACTGTATGACGCGCTATTCTTTGTCACCGTCACCTCATTAAATCCGTTCACTTGTGTTACGATTCGGTTAGCACGATCGACGAACAAATCAGGCGCATTTAAAATTGAACCCGGCAGGATGTTCGCATCTTCAAAGTCCCGTGAAATCTTATCAGCTTTGACCGCTAAATCCGCCAATAAATCGGATGTGATCGCACCGAAAAGAACATCCTTGGTCATAATCCGATTTGTCGTGCCTGTAAACTCTTCAGTAAATGCGCTTGGCGTGCCGTGTGTGTTGATCGTCCGCAGTCGGTAATACCAAACTTGATCGACACCCGGAGTGTGTTCGCATTTGCTTTGTTTACCCCAAAAGATACGATTTTCGCGTAAAGGCGTAAAGCCTTTGTTTGGTGATGCATAAACCTCATAAGCCGCTATATATGAACTTGGATCATAGTCCCATGAGATAGCCACACCTTGGAATAACGATTCAACTTTGATGTTAGACGGCACAGGGGGAACTGTATCCGGAAAGCTCCCATCACCGATTACCGGATCGCCGCCGTTATCCCATTTGCCGCGATTCGTATCGATCGTCGTTTCAACCTCTTTGAGTCGCTTTTCGGTTGAATACAGGTCTAAAAATTGCCCCATTTCTACCTGTGCCGTGTTCACGGGATCAGAAAGATCGTATTCTATCGCAATAACTCTCGTTTGAACCTCAATAGGGTGTCGAAAATTGTCGTCAATCGCGATCATTGTATCGCCAAGATCAACCGCCTCATGCTCATAACCCGAGATTTCTTCGAGAAGTTCTAGCTTTAGAGAGTAATTGACTTGCACCATTTCGTGATTGATAAGCGCTTCATAGGTTTTTCTAAGCAATTCGGCCGGGTCTTCGATGCTGTCGTCTTGCCATTTCTGGAACCGGTGCCGTTTGGTCTTGCCGTCGTACATAATTCGGCCGAACTTCTCCAAAAGCTCAGGATCACCGACCCATTCTTGACCTTTCGGCTTGTCTACCGGGTCTCCGTTTGCTTTAACCCATTCGACATCCGAGAAATCAATATAACGGGTGTTGCCGCCGCCTTCGGTTTCAAGGCTTGCGCCGTAACCGTACAGGGCTGTCACCGGGTAACTCAGTACCGTTCTTGTGATTTCCTGAATGTCTTTATCGATTTCCGCACGCTTCCCGGTGTCTTGGCCGCGTCGGGGCAGAATATGGATCACTCGATCAACGATATTGTCATTTTCATCGAAAACAACTTCGTCATAATACTCGCCGCCCCATATCTGCAATATCTGGTTGATGGCTTCCATGACACTGATGCGATAAAAATTTGTGGAATGTAAGCCAAGATCGACCGGAACATTCGCGCGCCACCTTGTACCCTCAAGAATACGATCCAGAACGTACTGAGCTGTTCTATTTTGCGGCCTGATGTCAGTCACAAACTCATCGTATAGCTCTGACAGTGCCGGCTCACAATAGGCCCTAATGCGTGCATTTGCGCCGTCGTCGGCGTCTTCCAGCTCTTTTATAACGAAATTGCGCTTTCTGCCTCTCCTGTCCTCGAAAACGACCTGATTTTCCGGTTTTACATGGACGCTATCCTCGTGATCTGCGTCCGCGACAAAAGAAAAAGAAGAACCGACATTCAGTTCTTCTCGAAATGGCGCATCATAGAAACGACATGCTTCTTTTGCTTCGCTTGATATGATTGTTTGTTTTTTATCCTTGTCGTCCAAAATCCACATATCGGCCATAAACGCACCCCCTTACATATACGCCTTGTGAAATGAAATACTGCTTTTGTGTGTTGTGTTCACGGTGATTTCTCCGACCGGGATATTAAACCATCTTGAGAGCATAAGCAGCGCATTCATATTGACTTTGCCATTGATGATTACTTTTCTCTTTTTGAAATCAATAACAAGGGTGTCCCCCTGAATAAAGTTGAAATTTACTTTTATCCGCTTTTCGATTGTTTCGTCCTCTTTCAACAACTGAATTTCATAGGTAGATGCGTCCGACTCGAAAACGCATGTAACGGTCGGTGTAACCGCCCTCTTCCCATCGTTTTTAACCACTGTAGGGCTATTTGTTTCAGTTGTGACAACCGTTTCAGCCGCTTCTTTTTCGGGGTTCGGGCACACAAATGTCAGTGTCACTTTATAGACGCCGTTTTGCCCTTCGCTCTCTTGTGCTGTACTGAATACGGCGTAATACGTTCGGTCTGGTTCATCTGAAAAGATCAGCGCTTCTTCCTTGTCTGTCGCAAGGATATAATTTATTTCTTCTAAAATCTTTCGTAATTCCGCATCGTCGGCCGCTATAAATAAGGTGTCGATCTCGATAGTACGCTCCGTGTATCTTACGCCCTTTAATTTGGCGCCATCGATACCCGGCAAGGAAACTAAATTCAGTTCCCTGCCGACAATGCCGCGCCCCCTGTCGTTGATCACGAAAAAATGATCCGTCAGGGTGTAACCGTTGAATTTGATCCAATAGTCTACTTCTTGAATCGTTTGGCCGTATGCGTCATCTATTGCTGTTGTCAGTATCTTCTTGTAATCGATCATCGGTTTATGGTCGTCCTCCTTCCGTCTTCACGACTTTGGAAGTTCTTGACGTGCTTATAGACGCCACGTCCTACGGCCTTCCCGTCCATTTCAATAACGATTGGCTGATCTGAAAGCTCGAAATCACTGACCTCTGCCTCGATCTGACCGCGCACATCACTTAATGCGCCGCTGCTGAGGGACGTGTCATAGGCGAATGTCGTTTGATCTGGCGTAAACATGGTGAGTTGCGCCATTTTCTGAGTAGCTTTTTCTACAAGGCCGCCCGCTTTGTCAATACCAACAGCTACACCGGCCGGGATCATTTTCCCGACATGATCGCGCATCCATCGTGAAGGCGAGTGAATGTTGAGTAATCCGGTGATTTTCTTCTTAACCCCGTCCGCAATGTCGCCGACTTTCCGCCAGACGGCATTTGCCATGCTTCCGATACCGTTAATCAATCCTTGAATGATGTTCTTTCCGATCTGTTTCAGATCGACCCCCTTCAAGAATTTAACGGCGTTATTCCAGAGATTCTGGATCGTGCTTTTGACATTCTTCATGACGGTCGAGACAACATTTTTCATGTTATTGAAGTTATTTCGGACACTCGACCAGATATTTTTTGCCGCATTTATGACTACTGACTTGGCCGCATTCCAGACGGTTGTCAGGACGGATTTGACTGCATTAAAAATTGTTGTCGTTACAGTCTTGAATGTGTTCCAAGTGGTTTTTACTGCGTTCCACAAACCCTTAGCAAGATTTACCACGGTATTTTTTATACCGGTCCAGATTGAGCTGAGGAAGCTTTTGACCCCATTAAAGATTGTTGTCGTCACGTTCTTGGTCGTATTCCACTGATTTTTCACAGCGTTGACTAAACCCTTAACGAGTGATGATACCACCGTTTTGATACCGTTCCAGATTTGCTTTGCCCCGTTACTGATGTTTGTCCAGATTTGCTTTAAATGGTTGGCGAATCCCTTGAAATCGCCTTGCACAAGGTCGATGACAAGCAGAACCGGGCCAAGGATCGCATTTTTTAAAACTTGCCATGCGCCTTTTGCAATATTAGTGATACCGTTCCAGATGCCGGAAAGGGTTTGGGACATAATCGAAAAGTGATTTTTCACACCGTCTACAATGCTCGTGACGACGCCGATCAACGTTGTTTTGATCGTATTCCACACGGATGACACCGTGCTAGATACCGTGTTCCAGATGTTTGACAGCGCTGTGACTATGGCGTTAAAAGTCGGGCCGAAAACCGCGACAATTCCGTCCCAAATCGGCTTTACTAAATTCATGAATCCAGTCCATGCTGCTTGTGCTGTCGTGGTGATGCCTGACCATAAAGTTGAGAAGAATGTAGACAGGCCGCCCCATGCTGTTGACGCAAGTTCGACTATTCCAGACCAAAGGCCGGAAAAGAACTCAGATATTGAGTTCCACGCCGCTATCGCGTTTGTTTTGATTCCTTCCCACAAACCGGCAAAAAACTCGGAAATCGGTTTCCAGTTCGTAATGATCAGATAAGCCGCTGCCGCAATAGCTGCCACAACCATTAGAATAGGATTGGTCAAAAATGCTTTTCCGACCATCCCAATGACTGAGCCAATCCACTTTATCGCCGTCCCTAATTTTTTCACCGTGCTTATTGCATCTTTCCATTTAAAAGCCGCTGAAAAAGCGACAGTTAAAGGCGTTAACGCTCTGAAAAGGCCGCCGAACGTGATGAGATAACCGATCATTTGACCGATAATAGGGTTTGTTTCCATCATCGAATTAGTGAATTTTAAGAACCCTGTGACCATTTGCAGGATTTGCGAACCCAACGGGGCCATGCCGACACCTAAGTTAACAATCAAGTCCCTTAGTTGCCCGATCAGTGACAGCACTGTCGGTGTGTTTTGTCGGACGTAATTGATAAATTCTTGGAAGCCTTTCGATTCACTCAGGCTGTTTCCCCATTCTTTAAAGCGTGCTGTAAGATTTACAAGTCCGGTCAGCATGTCCGCACTCATCGGCGCGAATGCTGTAAACATTCCGATTAATCCCGACCCGATGTTTTTAAGGATCGTCAGCAGCTTAGGGCCGTTTTGCTGAACATATTGGATAAACGACTTAAATTTATCCGAACTTGACAAGCTCGCAGACCATTTCGTGAATGCTTCGGACGATTTCAACATACTTTGAGACATTTGTTGTCCCAACGGCCCGAAAGCAACCATCATATTTAAAAAGCCGCGCAAGTAGTTCCCCATCGTTTTAACTGTCGTGGCGAACTGCGGGCCGGCGTTTTTATTCATATAATCGAAAAACTTTTTTACATCAGGAGCATTCAAAGACTTTTGAAAGCTCTCAGATAGTTCAAGTCCAGCCGCCGCAACAGATTTAAACATCGGCCGCAGTGTGTTAAGAATGGATTTGAAGCTATTCAAAGAGTTTGTGAACGTCTTCAAGATCGGCTTTTGTGTTTCTTGGGCTATCTCGCGCCAGTTTGCTTTGAAGTCCTCTAAGGTGTCGAGTGCTTTCCGCTCTTCTGCCCCAAGGCTTTCCTGAATCGCCTTGATCTTTTCCATGATCTTGGCGCGCTCTTTCAGGTCTGTTGTTTCGTCCAGTTTTTGCTGAAGCTTTGCCAAGTCTGAAGAAGCTTTGAAAACCCCGCTAATATTGGAAATGGCTAAAGCTCCAAACGCTCCGGCGCCTGCAGCCGCTGTCCCGAATGAACTCGCCAGCCCCATAAGACCGCCGGAAGCCACGCCGATGACCGGCCCTAATGACCCCAAAGCCGCCGTTAATGACGCTATCACCGGCACAAGAGCCGGAAATATCGACATTTTCATGCCGCTGAAGGCGTTCCCGAATACAGTCTGAAAGTCGTTTATTACCCTGCTTAGCCGGGCCATCCTGCTTTCGAAAACGCCCATCCGCCGCTCGGCCTCTTTAAAATTTTCTTTAACAGTCACGGTGATTCTATTCGGAATGCTCCGGGCTAACGCCTTAACCTCGCCCATTTTGCGCTTAAATTTACCTATTTCCGCATCGACAATCGCTGTGAGGCGTTCGATCATAGCCTTAACCCCCTTTCTTATTGAAATCCGGAAGGGTGATCGTTTTAAGGGCATCTGTCGCGCGTTTTAGGGCATTAGGGTTAACGCCAAGGCTCCGCGCATTGCGCCAGCCGTCTTCCTCGTTGTCCACCATCTTCCGGGCTTTGTCAGCGTCAAACATCTTTTTAGGGGTCACACGCCCTTTTTTATTCAAAGCGTATCGATGGAATAGGGCGTTCTTCGTCAACAATTCCATTTCATCGATCTGCCGATACCGCGCGCCTTTTAAAAAGAGCTTATACTCGTGCGGTGTCCACGAAAGTATAAGCTCTGGATCATGTATATTGAGATAACGTGCAGCATTCAAAATAACTGCATCATAATTTACTTGTTCATCTCTTTCCTTAGTTTTTCGAGTTCCGCCATCATTTCCTTGGCATCCTCGCGCTCCTGCTTCCGTTTCAGGAATTCCGCTTCCGTCTCCCCGGTTCTCTGCTTGATCTCCTTCTTGAGCACATCGAAGTCTTGCCAGATTCTCTTTACTTGAACTGCGAAAAAACCGGATTGATCCACCGCCTGAAACGCTTCTTTGTAAAGTCTTTCGGCACCTTTTGCACCTTCATCTTCAATAACTTTCGCGAGCGCTTCTTCGATTTTTTCAACAGATGGCTTTTTATCTTTCAAATGAGAAAGCGCACAATCCCAGAACCGAATTAAGTAAAGTGAACTGCGTTGCTCGAGCAGGCCGAGATATACATTTCGTAAGCCGCCCTGTTTGTTGCCGCTCTCGTCTTTTTCGTTATATTTTTCTTCCGCTGTCCTTTCGAATTTGAAATCACAGCGTGCTTGATATTGTTTTCCTTCGATTTCTAATGTTGTCATGTCATATTCCTCCTATAAAAAAGGGCACCCGTAAGGATGCCCTGTATCTTTATTTTGAATCGTTTTTTATGATCCGCTTGTGTCTGGTTGTGTCCGGGTCGAAATTTCGCTCATTGGCGATTCTCCTGCCTCATTTACGGCCGTGACATTAACCGTTAAAGGCGTATCCGGCGCAATGCCTGTGAGTGTGCTTGTCGGTTCTGTTACTTCCTCATAGAAAGTTTTGCCCGCTCCCCTGTACACCTTGTATGAAGTCGCCCCATCTACAGGATCCCATGTAACGGTGATAGAATCAGTTGTACTCGTATACTGTAGATTCTGGGGCGCATTAGGGAGTAGAAGTTGGCTGCTTTCTGTTCTCGAATCCGCCTGTAGTCTCGCCCGGCGTTTCGAATAAGATTTTGTTAGTTGATTGGATGAAGTCGTCTGGCAATTCAATTTCTCCCGGTACTGTACGGACAAGAACCGGCAATGATGTACTCGCTTCGACGAATCCGTCTGTCGGCTCACTGAACTCAATGTTTTCGATAATCGTCCAGCCGAAACGGCAATCATATTTTCCGTTGTCGTTCTTTTGGCTGGTGTCTACACGCCAAACTTTCAACTCGGATTCATTATCATAAGTCCATTCTAAGGCTTCTTGTCCGCCGTCTTTTTGTTGTGCATATAAAGTGAGTTCGAATGTCTCACTTTTCGCCCCATACCCAACGATGCGGCCTAATTTTGTTTGTTCGTCAACCGTTTCTTGTTCCCTTGTCCATGTTCCTTCTGTCTGGTTGCCTACAATCTTCGCATCTGATCCAAGTGGCGCATTTGCAGCTTGCACAATATAAATGATGCTTTTACCGGTAGTCGGTTTACCTGATACCGCCATTTGATAGCCCCCTTAATTGTTGATATAAATTCGGATTCTCATAATCCCGTGTTGTGTGATCCCGTCAATATCGGTGATCACTTGCGATTGCAAAAAACTGAGTTGAAGGGTTTTGAACCCCTCCACCTCTAAAGGTGCTTTTGTCAGGGCCTGCATGACGAGAGAAAGGATTTCCTTCGCCTCGCGCCTGCCGTCCTCTGCCCGGCTCCACGCATGTATAACAGTTGTGATGTTTTCGCCAAATGTCACCTTTGTTTCGAATGGAGTTGACGTGTCTTCCCCGATGGACACATACGGGAAAGGCGTGTCTTTATTCGGATTGTCAAAAACGCCCTTTATCACTTCATTAAGCGCCGCATCCGTCGATAGCCTGTTGTATATCGCTTTTTGAAGGTTCCAGGAAGCTAGTTTATTTTGAATGATCATCGCCTGTTCATCTTCCTTTCGAAATAACGGGCGCCCGCTTCCACAGCAGGGAAAAAGAACGGTTGCGCGCGCATTCCGCGGGTGAACACATATCGCCCTAATTTCTCATCAAAATACACCCAAGGTGTTTTACGGCCGTTACCGTTTTCGGCGTATATGCCTGTGCCAAATTCGACATAAATCGCATATGAAGCTCCGACGGTGATTTTCGCCTTGAAACCACCATGAGAATAATTAACCTCTATCGAATTTTTAAGGTTTCCGTCGTCTACTGGCGCCGTAGCCACTGCTTGGCCGACAATAATTTCCGCCGTTTCAGCAATGATCCGTTTCACTCGATCGTGAACCCGGTCACTGAACGAATTAACGGCCCTTGTCATCTGCCTTGTAATCCTGTTCATTATCGAATGTTCTCCCCTGAACGGCATTTAAAGCACAAGATTTCACCTTGGCCGCCTTGATCGATAGGCGGGGACTGGATGACTAAAACCCTGTCATTACGATCCTTCCAAATGATCCGCATATCGTTTTCAACGTCTTCCCGGTAGGGAAAATAGACGTTGTATTCGACCGGGTTCTCAAGCTGCTGGGCTTGATAGTATTCTTTTCCGGTCAGTGAATCGACAAATGCCTCACAGTCGGTTATCGCGTCCACCCATTCTTTTTTAAAGCCGCCCCCGCCGTTGGGTATCTGTTCAAATTTTTGAAATATGATTGCGTGTGGAAATTCTTCGTACATCATCAGACAACCCTCAGCCTTCTGTAAGGTTTTAGATGCCTCAAGACGGATTCTGGCAGCTCCGTTTCATAGGAGTAAGATATATCACCCATACTGCGGGCACTTAAATTCGATGGCGCCATGTTAAACTCGATTGCCTTTGCGACAAACAGCTTTACGCCCGCCGGCAACTTTTCCGCGCCGTCAACAAGAAACCTGTTATTGCAGTAATCCTTTGCGAAATCAATAAAAAGAGGGATAACCTCGTTCAAATAGGCGTCGTGCCTATCTGTAGTTATCCCAAGCATTATTTTGATAGTCTGGACGTCCATTTCAGATGTCCCCCTATTCTTCACCTAAAACGACTTTGATCAGCTCGTCCTTTTTGGCGTTTGGATCAAATTCAAATTCCTGTTGCTCCAAAAAGGCTATGATGTCGCTTTTGTTCACTTTAGCCAACTGCTCTTTGCTCATCTCAAAAAGATCAAATGGCGCGTCAGCCTCCTGAGCAACTTCCCCGGTATCTTCTACCCTTTTGAAGCCAAAAGGCGCATAGACAACCCTATACGCCTTCTCTGACACATTCAAAATTAAAGAACCGTCTGTAATTATCAAATTAAGAACCTCCTGAGCCTTCCAGTGCTTTGAGGCGGTTTTCGATGTCCGTAAATTTGGCCGTTACATCATCGCCCATTTTGTCTAACGTGACCGCCTTAGCTTGAATGTGATTATTCTGAACGCTGCCTGTGCCGATATTACGGCTATTTACAGACCCATCACCGATATTTCGGTTTCTGACCTGTCCTTCTCCGATCATTTCGGAAGTGATACTGTCCGGCCCCGGGGTGCCTGCGGGCACACCAGATACTTTCGCGCCCGCTTTGACTTCTAGCTCTCCACCGATAACCCACTTATCGCCGCCGCTAGTCTTGTAGTTTTTCGATGTGAAACCCATCTATTACGCCCCCGCTTCTGCTTCCGGCGTAAGTGCTGCGAATGCTTCGTCAGACAGTGTCATAAATCCGACTTGTTGAGTCACTCGGAGAGCGAACATATCACGCTCAAACAAATTGATAGGATTGTTATTTTCATCGACAACCGTTGTTAAAGTTGCATCTTGCGAAATATGGTATTCCATACCTTGAGGAATTCCGTAACGGGTAAAATCCCAATCGGCAGCCAGTAGATGTGCTTTTGTATAATCCCAAGACTTAGAATCGACATAGCCAATCGGCAAACCTAATGCCTCTGATGTCGCTCCGCCTCTTGCATCATTAAAAATCGGCAGCCCGTTGCCGTCCTTAGCGCCGCGTAGTTTTTGTTTAAAACGACGTGTAGTAGTAAAGCCGTTCACGTCTTTGTCATTGTCCTCAGTGAGTGCCATGACTGCGTTTAACTCATCGTAAAGGTTGCCTAGAGAGTTCAAAACAACGGTGTTTCCTGCTGCTTCTGCTCTTTCGAATACAGAATTGCCTGTTCCGAATGGTGAATCAATGCCAAAAAGTGCTGCTTGGTCGAATTTAATAGCGAATGCTTCCGCGATTGCTGGCCGCATTTGAGTAAAGAAGTCTTTAACGGAGTAATTCAAAAACTCTTTTGTGACTGGGACAATGACCCCAAGTTTTTTAGAGGTCATTTTCGCTTCTAACCATGTAGCCTTAGAAGTTTTGATTCTCTCACCTTCACCAACCCAGTAAGCCCCAGGGCCAGACGCAAGATAAGTGAATGTCTTCTCGGTTTTATCCATTTCTTCATATTTTGCTAGTTTTGTGACTGCTGATTGTGTCATAAAGTCTTTTAATACTAATGTTCCTTGATCAGATGGTACTTTCCCTTTGACTGCATCTTGCATCAATACGTTATTCGGATCAAAACTCATAATCTTTTCTCCTCCTTATTTTCTGATGCTTGCATCTGCTGCAAGCGAACCAATGTCTAAATTTTCACGGGAGCCAGAACCGCCGCCGCCCGGCTCCACGTCCCGGCCGTTTGCTCTGAATTTGTCTTCGACTGCTTTGTTAACAAAAGCACTGAATTTTTCTTCAAGAGTGCCGAGATTGCTTTTTGTCGTTTCTTCGTCATCCCCAAGGAAGTAAGCAACAATATCAGTTGGCAGGCCCTTTTCAGATGCGTAAGAAATCGCCGTGTTCATGAGCTTTTCGCGCTTGGCTTCTCTTTGCTGCTTCTCAAGTTCTTGCTCGAGCTTCCGGATGCGCTTTTGCTCCTCGGTTTCTTCCGGGTACAGCTCTTTTACCTTGGTATCAACAAGTTCATCGAGATTGTTTGCTTTCCATGTTTCAAGGCTTTTGGTGAAGTGCTGATCCAATTTCGGACGAATCAACTTTTGCCCCTCATCTGTTTCCAGAAAACCTTTCACCTTGTCGGCTGACACGGCAGAAAGTTCTTCCAGATATGCCTTCACGTCTTCGTTTTCTTTATTTGCATCAAGAAACTGTTTGACTTCTTCTAAATTCATTTTGATTTCCTCCTTTGCCCTCTACAGTGCGCGCCTGCTATGAGTGCATAAAAAATAAGCCTTTTTACGTCATGCTCAGGACAAAATAATTTATTTCGCATAGTTTTCAACGTAATTTTCTAAGTACGCTTTGACTTTTCCGCAATCTGGAAATTCATCCGTATCAAAAATAGCGTAGACAGCTCCATACGTATTGAAATAAACAGCGTAGCTATCTAATGCCCCTTCATAGCCCATTTTTTTAAAGGTTTCTATTAATTCAATACTTGCTTTGTTAAAATATATACTTCCCAAATACGTGTTTTCATCCAGAATTATCCCTTTCTTCTTCAATAAATCCAATGCATGTTTAAAAGCTTTTTCAGGGATATAGCTGATTTCGTACTCCATGTTCACACTCTCCAATTAAAATATATTTAATAAGAGAATAACATGAAATCTCTTAGCTGTTATTTGTTTCCTTAAAAATTCCTCGGTCATCGTGATTGACTCGCCTTCTTCAGTTGTTTTTTCCATTCTTCATAGGTCATGTATGGAATTACGACGTTTTTGCCGTTGATTCTGGATATCCTTCTTTCTGGTTTCTGGCCGTTCACAAGGAAAATGATTGAACAACGGCAATTTATATCATCCTTCGGATTGTGCATGAAGCCGGGGGCAACCCCAACGCCGCCGTATATCGATTTAAACACGCCGTTGAAGGGCACGACCTTCCCGTCGAGCTTCCGGTGTCCGATTCTTGTCCTTGTATCCAGCGTACTGTCCCACATTTTCTTTAAATCAGCCTTTTCCGCGGCCTTCTCAGCGCTTTTAAGCCTCCCCTCGACTTGAACCCTATGTGCTTCCGTTCGGGCGACTCTGCGGGCTTTTGCACGGCTAAAATTGACGCGATTTTCAATACGCTTCGCCATTTTGGTATAGCTTTCGCCAGCGAGCAGGCTTTGAGCAATTTCTATGCTGATATTGTTAATGATTTCATCGCGAGCCGTTTCAAGAACATTCGGCAGTTGCAACTTTTCGATCGGATTTTTCAATGCTGCAGCAATAACTGCGACCGTGGGAATAGTAAAGCCCATCTTTACTTGTGCTTCGAACTCGTAAAGATAGGCTGATCTCAGGTAATTCTCGACGTATTGCTTTTCCATTAAGTCATTGATCATTTTCAGAAGCTCTCGATAATCCTTGTGAATCTCGGCTGCCATGCGCTCCATTTCTTTTCTAAAACGGTTGTACTTGTTCAATTCGGTGTATGAAAGCTCGCCGTCTCTGCTGTATTTGTCATACATTTCTGCTATCTGGTTTTTGATCTCTTTCATACGCCTGGCAAACAGTTGATCGATCTTTCTTTCAGCTTTTTCGATCATTTCGTCAAGGTATTTATCTATTTCATTCTGATTCTTCATCGTCTGGCTCACCGCCCTGCGGCGCCTTATCTTCGCTGTCATCTAACGGGCTTAAATGCCGCGTGTATTCGTCCTGCTCTTCTTTCATCTTGTCAATCTCATATTGAACATCATCCACAAATGACAGCAATGAAAGCCGCGTTTCTTCGCTAACCAGACCTTTAAGGCTTCCAGCGATTTGAGCTTCTTCAAGAATGTTGGCCGGAAGGTTGCGTGTAAAGCCGAACCAAACCTTTAAATAATCGTCCTCACTCGCTTTTCCCTTCGTTCCCCATGCAGAAAAAAGGATTTTGAATTGATAACGGAGGGCTGCTGTCATTTTTCGTTCCATCGTGATGCTTTTATTCTCAAGCGCCATCAGTTTAAACTTCATAGCAACGCCTGAAACATTGCCGGCGAATGATTCGTCTGTAAAATTCACAGATTTTGCGAAACGGAGAATATCTCTTTCTAACCTGTTCAGATGATTCTCGATGATTGTGTCGTTAATGTCCTTCGTGAGATAACTGACATCGTCAGTCTCTTCTAGCAGCTGTAGAATGCCCGTTTCTTTCAGTTTTTCAAGGGTTTCATCATCTGCCCCTAATCCTTTCAAGACAAGATACGCAAGCCGGTACTGCTCAATCTCGTTGCTAGCGTCCGAGATTGTCCGGTCATAGGCATCAATAAGAGACAATACCTTTTCAGCATCGCCTTTTAACTCTTTATTGTTGGCTAATCCGAACAGAGGGCAGCCTTTAAACATATGGGGTCGTACGCGGTCTTTGGTAAAAGCTGAACTATCCTTCGTGCTGTAATAGTGGATATTGGCAGAATCGTAAAATTCGGCTTTATGCTGTCCGTCGCAAGTCTCGTAATAGCGCAATGCGTATTCCGGTTCGTGAATATTGCCATCGGTTATGAAAACAACTTCCCAAGGATCGATGTTTTTGATTCGCTCTTTTGCTTCCTTATCCACGTAAGCGAGGCGGGCGCCATAACCGCAAATTGCAGCCATCTTCCCCCATTCGCTGTCCTCATCAGGAACGTGATTTCTCAAGTTGAAATCCTCAATCAGTTGCTTGATCGCTGAAACATTCCCGGTTTTTGATTTGTCGTCCACCTCATAAGCGATTGGATGGCCGAATAGATAGCCGACCTTTGTATCTACAATTTCCGAATCGAAAGAGTTATTCAGCTTGTTATTGACCTTATGATCAATCCGCTTGATGCGGCCGGTCTCAAAGTCTTCATAATCCACGGCTTTTCGTTGAAGAATCGGCACGCCGGCAGGTTCTGCCTTGTATCGGTCGTACAATTTCTTCATGCGGTCATGATCATCTTTATGTTCTTCGATAATCTGAGAAATCAATTCCCCTGATATGCCTTTTGTTCTAATTTGATCTAAGAATTTTATCAATCTCTAAACCTCCTTGTTACCCCGTGCCCTTTAAGGCTTGATACCTCATAATCATCTAAGCCGTACCAAATGGCCGAGAAAGTGTGTGGATCGATGTTGAATTCGTCTTCAATGACGTTTCCGTCTTTATCCACTGCAAAAGTCAAATCTTTCAGCTCCCTTATGACGTCAGGGCATTGATCAGAGCAGATTATCTTTTTGAACCGCTTCACCTTCTTCGTGTATTGCAGCCGCGAGCCTTGGAATTTCTTTGCCGCCTTCATGCGGAAGCCCTGTTGGCGGAAGAAACGAATTGTCTTAGGTTCCGCGCTATCAGCTTTGATCAAAACGCGTTTAAGGTCTTTCAGGTCTTCCGCCGTTTTGTCGTCTGTTGTGTCGTTTTTGTAATACTGCCAATAGATATATAGAATCTTTTGATTGTGGTCGATTGCCATGCGAACCAAGGCGTTATATGAATCAACGAAACCAAAGTCCATGCCGTTCTTTAAAATCGGCCTGTCGATTGCTCTGATTGCGTTCATGACCTTTTCGTGCTCCATCACTTCGAACTGTGGCAGGACGAGCTTTCCGTTAACGCCAAAACGACCTTTCCGTGCAATACGGTAAAGGTCTGGATCATGGCTTTTTAGGTCTTCCAGCTGCTCGATGTAGCTTTCAGGCAAAAATAAATTATCATCAGCAGTTGAGTGATGATAATAGGTGTTGTTTTTTATGATCGTTTTCTTTTTGTAAAGCTCGTCGTCGTCAAGGACAAAAAACTGATTGGCTTCATCCTTAAAAAAGTGCTTATACGACCAGTTCCCTTTGCTGACGGGGTTTGTTGATAGGATCATATGGAGCTTTAAAGTCGGATGCCGCAAGCGCCCCAGCAGCTCCTTAAATCCGTCATATTTGACTTCTGAGCACTCTTCAACCCATACAATCGATACATTATTGATCGATTTCAGCTTTGCCGGCTTGTCCATCCCTTTAAAAATGATCTTGCTGCCGTTCGGAAATCGTATTTGCATCGGTGAGCTGACACACCGGATTTTATGGTCAAGCCCTAAGTCTGTGATGATCTCTTCAAGCAGGGAAAAAGTCGAGTCCCTATGTGTGTCGTAGACCTCACGGACGACTAAGGCTGTCCGCTTTTCCTGTAGTAGCTTCAAAATCAATTTCAGGGCTACATGATAGCTTTTGGATGACCCGTAACCGCCGACGAGAAAATAAAACTTCTGTGACCAATCAAAAAGAAAGTCCCTGAAACGGGGATTCACTTCTTTTTCCATCATCGCTCACCTTTATCCTTGATGATAATTTCAAATGTTGAGTCGTTTTCATCGTCGTTCAATCGCTCGATTTCGGCTTTCGTCTTATCGATGTTCAGGCGCATTTGATTAAGTTTTAGGCGTCTCTCGTCCTCTTCATGGGCTAATGCGTCAAATTGCTTTATCAGGCTCCGCAGCTCGCCCATAGCCCGAGATTGAGCGTTTAGGAATGTTGCATGACGGTCCCATGCGAATTGTATTTCAAACTCTTCTTCAGAGGAGAAATCGGATTCTTTCGTTTTCTTTAACTCTTTTGCAAGATCGTCCTTATCCTGAACGAACATAATGCGCTGAGCCCGGATAATGGCCGCGTACTGGATCTGAATTTGATCCCATATCATATCGGCCGGGCCGCGCTCCTGAATCTCTTCCATGATTTCAAGCGTTTCCTTCGGGAGAAACTTGGAGAAAAAGCCGTGAGTCATTGCGTTCTGATTTCCCTTTGGTGCTGCGCCGCCTTTATTCCCCAAAGCGTTTATATTGCCGGGTGGCGCACCTACCTTTTTTGTGTGCACACTTTTTTCAATGGGTGCACCCTTTTTTCTTTCCCAACCATGTCGCCTCTTCCATGACTTGATGGTGTTCACTGACACCCCGTACTTTTCGGCAAGGTCCTTGTATTTCATTCCTTTGACGTAATCTTTTTGTGCTTGAATGTGCTTTTCGGCCATCTACATTCACCCGCCGCCCCCTTCTGATTTGTGTTTGATTTGGAACGATTACAACCTTTTGTTATTCTGTTAGTTTCATAGCCTATCACCTTCACTACATTGGAATTTTTATATTAATTTACTAATGTATTTGTTATATTAGTAATACACTACCCGTGACAACGCGCTCGTTGTGGGAATTTCCCTGACCGGGGGCCGGTCACTCCTGCCTAGTAAGCAAGGAAAGAGGTGGTGGCCACGATGAAGCTTACGCATAAAGATACGTCGATCGAAATAGATCCGGTGTTGATTTTAGTGTGTGTTGATTTTGTGGCTAGTCTGCTCCAATAGGGGCAGGCTTTTTATTATTCTATCTAAACCGAGCCCACACTCAGAGGCCTTCTTTAGCCGCCGATTGTATATTCTGAGATTCACTGGACCCGGTTTACAGGGAACAAAAAAAGCACCCCGCAGGATGCTCTTGTTATTTAATCCAATCTTTAATCTCTTTAATAGTCTTATACGCCTTAGACCATGTTCCATTCTCTTTCAAGTAGTTTTCGCCTTTCTCTGTCAGTTCAGGTCCTAATTTGTATAAATGAGGTCTATTATCTGAATAATGGACCCCAATTATATACCCTTCGCGTTTTAAAAAGTTCACAGCGTCATCAAATTGATCTTCAGTAACTCCAATATCGTTTTCTGACAAAGGGGTATTACCTTCAAAAATTTCTTTTAAGATTGCATACCTTAATTTATCCTTATTCATATTTTCTCCTTTCAGCCTTTAGATCTGTCTTTCTCTTTTCTCTCTTTGATTTGTTCAAATAGTTTCATAATAGAAATTGCTTGATTTCTATGTTTTCTTTCTACTGCAATTATCCAAACAATAGCAGCAATTGTACCAGCAGCAAAAGCTAAAGCCCCCCAATGTTTTTCATAAAAATTAAAGAACATGGTGAGATATGCTGCAAATAAAGGGATAAAGGCAGGAACATATTTTGAATGATCATGGATAATATCTATATGAGAAAATCTCGATATAGCAAATTCTAAACATTCAATATCCAACTTATAAAGAAGAGATTGGAACCTTTTGTATTCTTTCTTATCATGACCAATTCGAGTTTTTTCAAAAAAGAAAGCGAGTAGCTCCTTTTTGTGATAAGTATAAATAGCATTTTCCAGTTCTTCTAAGTCCTCATTATTCTTCTTTTTATTATTTTTCTTTTTATTCATTTTACAATTCACTCCCATTTTTAATATCGGGAATGAAATGTTATGATTAACAATTCGCAAAATTTGTCGAACGAAACTGTTGAATACATCGATAATTTGTCGGGGATATTATTTTGTACGCAATGCTGCTGTTGTTTTATCATCCGATTCACAATGTAAGACCTCCCAGTTGAGTTGATCCTCGCTTACCGCTGGGATGTTTTACTCATTGTATGAAATTGGTGGTGACGCAGGAATAATCCGCCTCCCCGTCCTGCCTTCCATTTTACACTACGGATTTTTCAGGATTCAACAACTGCACAATGCGGCAATTTTGACACAACTGGTTGATGATTTCGTCTTTCATCCGCCTTACGGTTTCCCGCGATATGCCGAGATGAAGGCCAATGGCTCGATAGCTCATTCCTTCCATCATGCAATCATAAATGACTTTATGCTGTTCCCCTTCGATACTTCTTGCTGCCGCTTCAATCGCATATACGCGTTCCTCGAAATATTCAAGACGTTTATAGAGACGTTCCTCTCTCATGTCCATTTCCTTAAGCTCGGCCTGACTCTTCCCAGGGCTTCCCTTTGGCATAGCTGCCTCCAATCCGTACTGAGCAACACCCCAGCTCCGCATAGGGATGTTAGAACCATAAAGCACCCTTTGCAATCTCTGAACCTCTTTTGCCATCCAATGATAACTACTGATCAGCTTTTCGATCTTTTTTTTATCCATGTTGATCACCCCGCCTTAAATCGTGAAAATGCCGTCCCATTTGTACGCTTTATATACCTCAACATATTTCCGTTTCGAAACTTCTTTGATACTGGCTTTTAAAACCTCACTACAGAATTTTTTTGCTTCTTCAAATGAATCTTCATATAAGCAAACTGCAGCGACAACTTTCCCGTTTTTATAAGCAACTCCAAATTTTTTCATGCTTTTTATCCCCCTCATCTTTGTCTGAATGCCCCGCCTTTGGCTCTTTTATAGATGGGTCTGTTTTGATCCATCAAGTTCCTTAAATCCCGTTCAGTGAGCTTCTCCGGCTTTTTATTCGCCTTCTTTTTCTGGTTTTTCATTTTTGATATATCCTCCCATAAAAAATTTGTCGTACACTAAGGTCATGACCGGGAGAAAAATAAAAAACGGACACCAAACCAACAGCGTAAATGCTGTAAGTTCAGTGTCCGCAGGCTTTCCGTCTTGGACAATTTATTTGTAAAAATTCATCATTTTTTCTTAATCTTATTTGTTTTTTCTTGAATTTTGGCAAGTATAGAAGATCCGATACTATTAAAAAATGTTATCTTTTTCTCAACAGACCATTCTTTATTTTCTATATCTAAATGATAAGCTGTCAATATTTTAGGAATGACTTCTAAGAAGACAGTCAATATGACTTTAGCATTTTTTTCTTCTTCAATATCATACATATATTGCCCAATATAGTTCTCCAAATCAATATCGACAGATCCATTCAAATCCATTGAAATATCAATTGTTTCTCTTTCATATTCGATTTTTGGTTTTATATTCGAAACGTTTTCGTTCTCAAACAAAAAGGCTAATGTACTTAACAAATTTAAAATCTTATTTCCCGTACCTTTAACTTCGGCTAATCGATCATTAGTTGATCCTTTAAATCCAATAATTTTTTGAAGTATAAGATGGCAATCCTCTACTAAGGACTCCGATTGGGCATTTAGAACTTTATATATCATCCATATGATAATATCATCAGTAATTTTAAAAGGATGTTCGGTTATTTCAAGTTTTCCGTTGTAATTATTTATCTTCCTTAACATGGTTAAAGTATTTGAATTCCCTGAACGATTAATTATATATTGCGTTTTTGTACCATCAGTATAAATAACAATATTACCTGTTATTGAATAAACTCTAGTCGATTTCATTGTATTGTCTTCTTCGCCTGGTCGTATACGTTCGTATTCAAATTTCAAATAGTTATATGAAATAATTGTATTATTAAGTGTAATTTGTTTATTCTCTTCAAAAACCTTTTCAATATTGTAATCTAAATTTTCATTTGTTTGCGGGTCTTTTTCAGGCTGAAACCATTCATGATAATTTAATATATTAGTTAAAATATCTTCCATACTATTATCGGTATTATCTGTCCATTTTGAAAACGCCATAATATTACCATCCTATTTTAACTTAATTCGAATTCCTTTACTTTCAAAACCTAAAAATAATCTCTTAAACCAATTAATTTTCAAATATGCTTCAACCAGTGCTGTATTGTTCTCATCTGTATTCTTGATAACGTTGAAAGTAATAGATTCTGTACATTTAACATATTTTGAAGAAGCAAAATGATTTAAATCAATTAAATATTTATTTTGTTCTTCTTGTATATAGGGGGTTGGCTTAACCTGTGTATCAAGCCAACTTGGAAAACAAATTTCGAGTTTATTTTTAAAATCCCAGCATCTCCCTTTTAGGTCAATTTTCACAGAAATATCTGCTGGAGTAGTGTCTCTTAAGGTTATTTCATTAAACTCTTCTTTTTTATTTAAAATATGAACTTCACAATGGAACCTGTATTTTAAATAAAGCAGCTTAAAACAAGTAATTAATATATTTATTAATAAAGTATATGTTGCCAAATCTAAAGTCCAAATAATTTTTTCATTGTCAGAAAAATTAGCCAGAGATGAAATAGAAAAACCGGAATTAATAAGTTTTAGACTTAAAAACAAAACGGCAAAAGGTCTAATATAAGTTTTTAATTCTTTTTTGAGCTGTTTTGTTTCTTCGATCATGAAAAATAAACTTCCAATTCAGTTTTTATTATTTCATCGAAAAATGATTCTAATTCTAAACCGATTATTATCCCATTTGATTTAACTTCATACTTTTTCTCTTTAATAAATATCTCAATGCTGCTTATGTCTATCGATCCACTTTCAGTAATCACTTCAAGTTGCTCTTTTAACTTCACAAACAATAGAGGGTTATGTTTCAATTTCGCAATGATTGATTTTAAATTATCAATAACTTCTTGGTCAGTATTATCAGTCATATTGATTTTAAGTAAAAATCCCTTCGAGTTTAAAACAGCAAACAATATTTCTGACATAATTTTCGAATTAATTATGACCTGTGAAAACCCATCATCTCTAGCTTTGCTTATTACCTCAAAATACTTTTCATTATCAGGATCATACGAACGCAATTGAAATTCATATTGATTATTTATATGTTTTTTAAATATTTTTCCGTATTTTTCCATCCTAAATTCTCCTAATAGTCCATTTTTTTCAGGAGTAAATGTATCCTGATTGTAACATATTTACTTTGCCCTCTCACTTCTTTTTTTAAAGAACTTTTTTAAATGGATTATTCATTCCTCTTCATTTCCTGACTCCTGCTCCGCCACATGCAGGAACATTGCTGATACCATTGGCAAAGAGACTAACAGCATTACAAGCAATTGTTTGAAGCTATCCAGATACATATATCCATAAAGGCCAAGAGCAAAGCCGCTGATTAGCACGAAGAGTAATCCGAAAAACCATTGCCTTATCTCCGTCGCAAACACTAATCCCAAGGTGAAAACGACGATTGCCGCTGTTTCCCCAAACATTGGCCGGTAAGTCCACAAGTAACTAATCCAAAAGCTGCCGCCGAGCGCAATCAGAACCCCTTTTACAATGTCTAACCCTTTGATTTCCCTTCACTCCGTTTCTGTAGGGCTGATTATTTTATATAAAACTTCGCTGATTCGAATGTTCCGATATAGTTGTTCTTTGCTGAATCCGTGTAACAATCAATCTGAATGACGTATGTCCCTTTTCCGGTGCGTTTCCGGATCTCACTAACACTGAAAGATTTCAAAGGCGTTAAATGTTTGAAATATCCCCGTTGCACCAAGTTCGTATCAGTCAAACCGCCGCCCGAACGTTTTTTATAGACACCCGCCGTATAATAAAGCGTTCCAGAACCTTTCTTTTCAGCCCGCCAATCAACTGTTTTTGCCCCTGAATAGTAATTGGTATCGTCTGTGAAAACCCGCGCCGTATGGCCGAATAACTCCGTTTGCCACGGCGACCAAACAGCCGCCGCAGATTGAGAGAATAAAAGTGATCCGGAAAGTAAGAGTGACAGCATAACAATAGACTTGAACAATTTTTTCATGATTTATTCCTCCCTATGTTTCGTATTCAAAGCACCAGGAATGCAACGACAAGGCTGATTATTGAGGCCAAGCATACTGCCGTCAAATTCCCGCTCATTTTTTCGTTCTGCTTCTCCCCCAGGACTCCGATAAACGATAACAGCATCATGAGCAGCAGGCTTATTTCAAACACGATGATCATGCTAGTTTTCCTCCACTATCACAACGGCATTGTTGATCATAATTCGCTTGCCGTTCAGATCAAATTTGACTTTATTCCCATAGTCATTGATCTCAACATCAAACTTGCCTTTATAGGTTTTGATCTTATTTCCGTTCTGGTCGTAGACGGTTGCCGTCCGCTCTAATCCGTTATGTGATGAATCAATATCTTTCACCATTCTGTCCCATGACTCACAGCCAGCTATAACTGCAACAAGTAGTAAAACGACTATAGTTGCAATGAATTTTTTCATATTAGTTCCCCTTCCCGGCCTGCGGCCGTTTTTGTTATTGCTCACAAAATTCCTCTTCTGCGCTCATGGGCTGCCCGAGACGGGGCAGCAGACATTTGGGCGCACCATTGTATCTAACTCGGTGTAATCACACTCACGTAGCTGTATTCGATCACAGACACCGCCTCCTTAATCGATCTTTCTTCTTATTTGATCATATTTTCATTTACACATATTCAGGGAGGTTCATTCTTCCCTTGGATGTCCAGTCATCCCCCTATTAGCTGCGGGAGAACTGCCACGGTAACGAATAACCCGACAGCCCCTATCGCCGGCAGCAGAAAGGATTGTTTTGGCACATAGACGACGTTTCCCTTAATCGCAAGCCCTTCTGTGCGCTCAATGATTGATCTCAAGTATTCTGGGTGAAGTTCGTACTTCTCTGCCAGCTCTTCAATTGTCATCATGTTGTCCCGCTGCGCCTTGATTGTATGAAGTAATGAAGATTGCAAAAGTGTCATTCCGCCGCCTCCAATAGATCAGGATTTCGATATGCGTCGCCGATAATTTCGATTGAATCGAATTCAAATAGTGACGTCTTTTTGTCGTAATCGTAAATTAGATCGAAATCGTCTTCATCTTTCTGATCAGGATTGATCGCCTCAGCATAGAATCCTATACATTCTGTCGGGCTATATTCGCCGCCACTCCCGTCCTGTTTGTAATGCCCGAATTTCACAATAGCTTTAAAAGGTTTGTACGATGTGAATCCCTCTATTACATCCCCCTCGTAAATTTCCTGACTGTTTTTGTCCTTTAATCCGGTGTATAAATCCCGGCTGATTAATTCATATTCATCTGAGAATACCGGAGACAGCTTGGCGGCCGCTCTTTCTTCCAGTTGCGCGATGTTATACCATTTCATTTCAATGTTGCCGCTGCCTTTATGCCTGAATGTGTAACGAATCTTGATACTGTCCATCCTGTTCCTCCCCTCACAGGGAAAGCCCCTGCATTTATTCGGCTTTATAGCCTAATTCATGATCTACACGCTTAAAACTACCGTCTATCGTTTGAATAATTGATTTACCATGCTCCGGGGCATCCATGATGTGCGCCGTGCCGTTTTTCCCATCTAACACGATGACACGGACTTTCCCCGACTCAATAGATTCTGTGAAGCTTAAATCATCGTTTAAATTTATTCGTTCTGGTTTGTACACTAGGCAGCCCCCTTGTGCTATGATAGAAGTACCAGTTCATATCAGGGCACTGAGGCCTCGCGCTTCGGTGCTTTTTAATACTGTTCAGGCTGCCATTTTTCCATTGTGAAAGCCGGTGACGGTTTCAGATGTTCCCGGTAGACAATTGGATGCTTTTTGACGTATTCCGCCAGCTCCTCGGGCGTCATTTGCCATTTATGAACCGGTCCGGGCTTATATGGGTTATTGTTTTCTTTTTGCATCGTAACTACCTCCTGAATTAATTTTCGGTATTTCAGAGCCGCCGAGCCTCTTGCAATCCGCTCCCATGCGGCTGGCGCACCTTTTAAACTTGGAACAATGCATCATGCAGACCATAATTCTATCTTCCTCGCGAACCCACAACGGCCGATCGTCGGCGATAATTACGTTTTGCAGTGGATTTCTCCGCCTTTCCTTTGATCTTTTTCAGCTTGTCTATTTCTATAAAGCCAAACGAATCATCATAGGCTAAGACTTTTAGAGGCGTGTCATATCGTCGTTCATACAGTTTGCGCTTGATTTTGAAGCCCTCTGTCTCAACGCCTTTAATGTCGATAATCTCGGTGCTGCCGTCCAAGTTATGGACCTCAAAATCTGCGACATACTCAATCTTCCGAAAAGTTTTTCCGTTCTTTTTGAAAGTTTCTTGCAGAAGGAACCTCGGCTGAAGCTTAAAGTCTTTGATCTGCTTCGCCCGCTTGAGCCATTTAAGCTGCAAGTAATACTGGGCTTCGGCTTTGCTGTCGAATTTGAAACCGTCAACGTATGTTTTCTTGGCGTTGAATTTATTGGCTCTCATCGCTTACCTCCATATCCTCAGCTTTGACAAGGTAGAAGCCAGTTAAATTTTTAGCGACAAGATAAAACGGTTCGCAAACTGTGTCAATTATCATTTGTCCTTTTTCAGGCTCTACATCGACAACCGTGAATCCAACATCACTGCCTCCGTAAACAAGTTCATCTAACCATCCATATTCCCACATTCTTTCCACCGCTCTCCGACGCTTACCGCAGACAATCCCATCAAACCGCATTTCCACTCTCTTCAAAACTTGTTGATTTATTATTTCAGTGGTATCAATATCTTTAAGTAGCTCGTGAAAATTAATAGAGCTATCTGGATGCTTTTTGTATATCGCTTTGACTGTTACCTTATCGCCCAATTTCATCTCCTTACCTCCCGTCATCCTCAATCCATTGTTGAATCTGTTTTTCCCTGTACCCGGCCAGCAGCAGGATCGACAGCAGAGCCGGCACCGCTTTAAGCACTCTGAATCAGCTCCATTTGTTTGATTTTGTCTTCCAACACCCGGATAACCGGGGTTAGATCTTGCCCGTTCCCCTGTTGACGCGGCGTTAACTCAAAAACTCCCGACATCAATTGATTAATTTGAACGTCTTTCATTACCAATCTCCTAATCTATGGTTTAATTTCATCCTGTCGCCCTTGATGATCACCGTATACTCTCGGCACATTTGATGAATTCGGGATCCGAGTGCTTCGTCAATATCCAGCAGCTCGTCCGTTGTAAGCTCTGAAGAGACAAGCAGAGGCAAATGATTCAGGTATCGATAATTTACAACTGACTGAATCTGTTCGACTTGCCACTCCGTAGCTCGAGGCTCTCCCCTTGCTGGCTTGAACAAGTCATCAATGAAAAGCACTTCGACTTTACGCATCGCATCAAGCTTGGTTTCCAATTGATCAAAGTCCTTTTTCAGATCCCCCATGCCTTCTACATAAGGGAAATACAAACAGTGGACGGATTTTTTCTTAATGAGATTATTCATTATGGCTGTAAGCAGATGGGTTTTGCCGCTACCGGGCTGTCCGAGTAGCGCAATGCTGTTTGAACGGTTCCCCCGGACTTTTTCGAAATCCTTGAAGTATTCCACCGCACAATCATAGGCTTCCTTGATCAGCTCTGGTTTCCCCTCTGTTTTAAAATTGCCGAAAACAAGGTTTTCAAATTCTTCTGTAATGCCGCTGGCTGCCATGATGCGAGCTATCTTCTTTCGCCGGACGCAATCGCATTGTTTAGAGTACGCTGTCTTCCATTCTCGCGCTGTCTCTGGTGTGCAGACCTTCCCGGCAAGGTAATCCTCCTCACGGACCATTTGATCAGTCGAGAGGTTGTCAAACGTCTTTCCTTCTTTTTTTAGTTCGAGTTCAGTGTCTTTATGAATTCGATAAACTACGATGCCTTTGTCCTTGCATTCTGCACAACTATATTCAACCTTTTCTGCGGAGGCGGCCGGTGCCGAATAGTGGGCTGACTTTTTCCGAAGACTCTGCATCATTTTTTGGAATGCCGTGTCTATACTGACCGTTTTTGTTACCTGCTTTTTTTGCTGGATAGCCATTTCCCCACTCCTTACTTTTAAGTTCATTTGATTGTAGAATGCGCTGCACATAAGCCATATTGCGGGCATTTCGCTTAACAGCCTCTTTCATTGCATCAAGCACCTTTTCCTCGCCGTAATCGTCTATCAGTCCTTTAAGCATGTCCGCTAAAAATGAAGATAGTAAGCCGAACCCTTCATCCTCAAAAAATTGAAATAGGTTTGTCTGCATGTCTTTGTCGTCCCCCTTTTCTTCTGTTGGTGCTGGCGCCGAGGCTTTTTTCTTGTTGTAATTGCCAAGCTGTATGAGATCGACGTAATTGACCACCGTTACAATGAAACCGCGTTTCTGAGGCAACCGATCCAGCTTTAAATATCCCTGTTTAACCATCCGATCTAAGGAATATTTGATCTGATCCGATGACCAATTGAAACGTTTTGCAAGATCAGCCAGCTTGATGATCGTCTGACCGGGATCTAATTCTCTATCAAGCCGATACTCCGCCTTTTTAAACAAATAATCGTAAATTGTTTCATCGCGTCCATCTTTAAAGGGTAGCCGGGGCAGGATTACATACCCCAAACCTTGCATATCGATCCTGCTCACCTACTTCCTTTCACAGAGTGCTGTCATTCCACTGATGCGGACTAGGCGTAAACCCGGTTCGCTTGTCTTCAAATAGCTCTCAACATAAGCACGGAACAACTTTGCGCGATTCGGTGCCCCTTCTGACATCCACTTGGAGCAGAAGGGGATCGGAACCTTAATCAAATGGGAGGTCATCGTCGCTCATATCTACAGGCTTGCCGTCAAAAGGATCGGTATTCTGTAAATTCGTTTTTTCTTCTTGGTCCTGCTCAAGGTTATAGTCGATGATTTCGGGGCCGTCCGCCTCTTCTGTGATGTCTATTCTTTCCCTCGGCGTCTCGTCTTCGACAACTGCCTTTTGCATTTCAACAGAGAGAATCCCCCACTTGCTAAGAATGGATTTCAGAACGGTTTTGAGGGCCATTGCGTCCCAATCCTTTCCCCACCCGAAATCCGACTTACTGAATTTCTTTTTGTGCTTCTCGACTTGTGCTTTTGTCCAATAGACGGTTTTCCGAAAGCCGTTTAATAGTTCGAAATAAGCAGCGTAACCGATCACAGCATCAGACTGGCGCTTTTCAAAATCAATCTCGATTTCTTCGGTTAACGGATTCCATTTTTGCAACTCCCCTTCGTGAACCGGTATGCAATTGATGTATTTATACTGCCCTGTCCTCAATGCAAGCTGGATATAACCTTTGTACCCAAGCTGAAACTGTGCTTTTCCTCCATACGGTACAATCCAGGCATAGCCTAAATTTTTATCTACAGGAAGATCAAGCGTGGCAGCCACCATGGCCGCAGAAATAATACTCATGGGTTCTGCCTTCTGAAGAGTATTTTCACTGTTGTACAGGCTCAGAATGGATGCTGTGAACTGTGTTGCTCTTTTTCCTAAGACTTCCTCAAAACGTTTGATAACTGATGGGGATTTAAGAAGCCCCTTCATCGTCGCCCCTTGCTGCTGTATCGGGGAGTTATTTTGTTTCGCCTGAATATTATTTTTAATTGATTGAGTTGTTGCCATATCAGCCAACCTCCTTAATTCCAAAACGTCTGGAATGTGTTTCCTTTGTGACTTTTTCATAAATGTCAGGGAACTGCGTTTTCAATTTTTCGGTGTCAACTCTTTTAGAGGCGACATGTTTCCAGCTTGTTTGGTAGTTACCGATAAATCCGTATTCGGCATCTTTCATCTCAAATTTGATCTGATTTTCAAGTTCCTTCGCTTGCGTCTGCAATTCTGAAATTTGCTCTTTTAGCTGCAAATACTGTTTAATGCGCTCGCGATTCGTGGCAGAAAGATCAATCACTTTATTACTTTCTGTTTCGGCGTACCGCTTTTTTAGAAATTCCTCTGCCGCGCTCGAACCGTCCAGCGGCGGAGCCTGTCCACCTAACACTCTGTCATTCCAAAATTCAATTTCAGCAGCAAAGATCATTTGGATAAGCTCTTCGTCACGCTCTATCTCTTTCCAAACGAACTTGTTCCCTCCTATCAAAACTGCGAAATACGCCTTGCGATACTCGGGGCCAAGGACACCAAGATAATGCTGAACCTGAACGATATAGTTCGCTGGAATCTCGTTGTCTTCCCATTCCTTCAAGTTGTATGCTGATGTTGTTTTGCACTCAAGAATGGCTTTTTCCCCAACGATCATCCGGTCAAGGTTAGCGATAATAAATTCATGGTCAGGATGCTTCAACATCTGATTTTTGCGACGCACTTTTTTTCCTGAACGAAGCTCAAACTCTTTTGCGACCACATCCTCTAAAATGGTCCCGAAATATGCTGCCTCGCTCTGAGATTCTTCCGGCATGACTTGTCCTGTCTTTTCTAACCACAATTCAAACGGTGTTTTCCACTTGCTCAATCCTAGTACAACGGCAGCATCCGACCCGCCGATACCCTTTTGTCTTATTGAAAGCCATTCCTCCCGCGACATATTGGCCGTAGATGAAAGGACTTCGGCTTGCATCAGACGATCTCCACCTTTCTTTTTTGAGCTTCTGCCCCGAGCCGCTGCCATTCCCGGTACTTATCCATTGAAGGGAAACTGAAAACCGTCCTGCCCTGTTGATCGATTACAATAGACCCGCCGACCTTATAAAGCCTTTGCTGATCTTCACGTCTGTTGCTAAATGGTGCTGTAATTGCCTTTGCCATATTTCAAACCTCCATTGTCTTTTATGGGGCGATTTGGTATAATTAGATAAATGATTCTTTACTAATCGTCCGGAGTCCACTCTGCCAAGTGGGCTCTTTTTTATTCCTCATCATCTTCTGGCTCTTCCTCGTCCTCATGCCGCAAATACTCTTTTGGATATCCGTAACGATTAATTTCCGTGATCATTGGGTGTTCGATATTCACTGGAATGCCCTCCCTATTACAGTTACGCTAACTTCGCGCTGTCGCATTTTTAAAGCTGCTTCATACAATCGTGCTTTGTTTGCCATTCTGCTTAAATCCTCAGCTAAAGCCTTGATGGTTCCCGCCATACTAATGGCCTCATCAAAATCACCATCTTGTAATGCTTCTGAAAGCATGTCCGACAAATCTTCCACTGATTCCATTTTTCTTTTTGCCGCCTCAATATCTGTTTTGAGGAAATGATTGATTTTCACGTTATACCGCCTGCCTTTCTTCATTTCTTGCCATTGCCACGTGATCAACTATTGCCTTTCGAGTCCATCTGTCGGCCAGTTCTTTGATATTCAGGCCGTGATTTCGGGCTAATGAGTAGATCAGCGTCTTATTGGCCGGGATCAAATCAAAAATCTGCTTGATCTCATTCATTGGTAATTCCGCCGATCGACCGGGTCGATCCCGTGCAATCCATTGCGCCAAATGCCTCGTTGCTTGTAGGGCTTCTTCTAACTGATGAATCATGTTGAGTACAGCTGTGCTAGCACTTTTGTTTAATGCCGGATCGATCGGAGCCGCCGCTGTCGGGTGAAGCCGGAAAAGATAATGTACAAGATCAATATGCTCATAGGCTCCGCATGCTTCAAACCATTTGATACACAGTTCCGGAGTAAGTCTAATCAGGTCGTTTTCAACGTCTGAAACATACCTTTGATCTTTCCCGCCTATTAAATTTCCGAGCTGATACTGTGCGAAGCCCGCTCTTTTTCTTACCTCCTTCATCAGTTTGGGTAAATTCCGCCTATTGTACGGGTTGTTCGTCATTTGTTCGCCTCCTGATCTACAGTCTTTCTATTGGTAAAATTTATTAATGAGGGTACTCGTCAGGCTTATGAAACCTTTCGAGGAACCCAATTTTCTATATACTTGATCGCGGTTAACAGCTCTCTGCGCTTCAAATCTTTATAGCTTGAAACCCCAAACCTGTCTTTAATTTCACGGTACAATTCCTTGAAAAGCCTGGCCGCTTGTTTTTTGTCATCCGTGAATTGATAGACTCGACGAGCTACGCCCTTTTGAAGCCGACGCTGTTCTCCGTGGTCGAGTGTGATTTGCTCGTCCACTTTTTCATTAAGTTCGAGTAGCTTGTTTTCATGCTTGTTTATAGCTTTTTGCATTTCGTCCTGACGTTGTGATGTTTCTATTAAGAGTTTGAGAGATTCGATGCGTTGTTCTCTTTCAGACAGAACTTTCGGGCCTCCGTATTGGCCTGTTTTTCTGATTGTTGGAATGACTTCGATTGCCAGCCAGTCTTGAAACTGTTCGGCAACTTCATTCGAGGCTTTGAAAGCCAACTTGTAAACCAGTGGTTCGGGGATGAAATCGCCTTTCCCAACATCTTGGGAAAGATATTTGTTTAAATATCTGTTGACTGTTTCCCACCTGATGTACTCTTTGTTACTTTTGATTTGTTTGAAGCCTAGACTCTTTGCGACATGCTCGGCATCGAACAAGATTTGTTCATTTTCAAATTTTACGGCGACTTCAAAGAGTTCATTTTTGAATGTTTGTAATTGATTCACGCTGATGCCTCCTTTTTGAAGTAATTCGTGTTCTCTTCAACCCATTGCGTATTGCGTTCAATCCATTTGAAAAGCAAATGAGTCGGTACAAGGACACCTGCTTCTCGAAAGACGGGGAAATCTTCGCGATTTAAGAGTTGTGATGCCTTGGTAACTTGGATTCCAAACAATTTCATGATGTCTTTTTTATTAAGCATGGGCGGCAGTTGTGTTGTTCTGAAATCTTGCATAGCCTTAGCTACTTCTTCCGCAATGATTTCCCGAAACATAGCTTTAAAAGCTTCTTGATCAATTTGAATCATGTTTTGGACCTCCTATGCTGTGTGGGATTTTTGCCTCGTTTCGTGGCAACCATCTTCAAAAAAAAGATCAGGGAACAACTTTTCAGCTTTTTCGTTAAAATGATTTGACATTCTAACCATGAGTTTAACACCCGGGTTTCTATCTCCAGTCTCCATTGCAGATAAATATTGACGAGAAATTCCCAGCTTTTTAGCAACTAACGACTGAGAACCTTCTCTTTTTCTTAATGCTGTTAATAGCTGGCGACTATTTGTTTTGCTCACTCGATTCACCTCCATTTGCCACGAATCGTAACAACTCGTTGATTACATTCTAATGCAACATATTGTGGCTGTCAAGACTTTTCGGCTCAATTTGTAGCAAGCATTTTTTTGCTACATTATGTGGCGTATAATATACATGGGTAGTTATGAAAGTAGGTGAGTTTTTTGCTTGGAAAAAGAATAACTGCTTTGAGAAAAGAGGCAGGCTTAACTCAAGAACAATTAGCAAAAAGATTGAATATAACGCGTTCAGCTTTATCTCAATATGAGTTAGGATCACGAAACCCTGACTATGATTTATTATTAAAAATTGCCGATTTCTTTGAGGTAACTGTCGATTATTTGTTAGGCAAGCCTAAAAGTGAATCGGTCGTCAAAGAAGAGAAAGCTTCTTACAATGTTAGTGACCCTGACTTGCAAATTGCATTTAGAGAAGCTTCTGATTTTTCCGAAGAAGCAAAGCAACAGACCATTGATTTTATAAAGTATCTCAAGGAAAAAGAAAAAAAACGAAACAAAACTAATTAATAATGATGTAATAATTGGATTCAAATATAATTGTTTATTATGTTTAAATTCTGTTTACTAATAAGATCAGGATTCTCTTCCGAACTGGATCAGGATTCTCTTCCGGAATGTTAAATTTCACAAGTCAATAAACCCTTATGTACCAAGGGTTTGAGCAATTGCTCTCATCGGGATTCTCTTCTGAATTGGATCGGGATTCTCTTCCGGAAAAATTGGGTTGAAATTAGAGTGTATAACTCGATTACATAAAGAAATCATTATTTAAAGGGGTATGCAAATTGACTTTTTTAGCGAATGGAGAAGTTTATAATTGTCAATCTAAAAAACGCATGAAGCCATCTAAAAAATTTATCAAAAACTTTGAGACAATCAAAAATGCACTCGATGGAAAAAACGAGGAAATACTCGAAGCAGTTGGCGGAAACCTTAAACATCCCGAGAGTCCAAGCCTGCCTTATGGGCTTATAATTCTCACGGAAAACCTGATTTATTTTGGTTTCTTAAAAAAGAAAGAATTAATTTTAAAGGAATGGACTTTTGATTCTATTACTAAGGTCAAAACCGGCGGAAATATGATTCTAGGATATAAATTAGATATTAAAACATTTGATGAAGAATTCACCCTAAGTAATATCACTGAAGGAGATCTACAGGCATTCGTTAAGCAAGTAGAATCAAAAATCGACGGTAACGAGGAAAAATACCTCAACCAACAAGAGAATCTAAAGAAAGAAATAAAAGAATACTATTTTAAATCTAATAAAACGACGGTAACTCTTGATGGAGATTATGTTAGGGTTGCTCGGAAAGGCGTTATCAATGCAATAAATCGTGGTTTTAGTGGGGAAAAGTCTTATAGAATAAGTGATTTGTCTGGAGTGCAAATTAAAAAGCCAGGTTTAGTAACATCGGGTTATTTTCAATTCTTGACCCCCGCAGCAAATGAAACTAAAGGGCTTTGGGATGCAGTACAGGATGACAACTCTTTTACTTTCACAGCATCTGAATTACCAATGGCGAAAGAATTACAGAGAAAGATAGAAGAACATCAATCTAAGTCTGCACAGCCAGTTCCAACGCCAGCAGCTCCTACTCCAAGCACTTCAGCAGCTGACGAACTAAAAAAATACAAAGAGTTGTTGGATATGGACGCGATTACTCAGGAAGAATATGACGCCAAGAAGAAACAGCTACTAAATTTATAAAAAGGCCCTTTTTCTGCGGTCTTTTCTTTCAGGCAAAAAACCGAACATATATTCTCGTTTCTAGGGAGGATTACATGGCTGTTTATTTATCAATGCTCGAAGAAGACGTCAAAAAAACTTATGTACGGTTAAATATAATGCAACCCGAACAGATAAACGTTGAAAAAATAGCATCCGCCTTTAATATCTTCCTTCACTATGAAGAAGCTGACAGCAGTATGTTTTGTGTTGATGGCTGTTACAGCATTGTTTTAGACAATAGACTTTCACCAGAAAGGCAGTGGGAAGATTTCGCTCATGAACTTTGTCATGTTTTAAAACACTATGGGAATCAATTCGTCATGAATAAAATGTTCAGACAGCTGCAAGAGTTTCAGGCAAACAATTTTATGTATCATTTCTGCGTTCCAACTTTCATGCTTTCAAAAATCAATTTACCCCGCCTACAATCTGAAGCTATAAAATTAATTGGTGATACGTTCAAAGTCACTTACCCTTTTGCAGCAAGACGCCTTGAAATGTATAGAAGAAAACAGTTTTCTTTTGCTTGGTATGAAGCATGTGCAAAACAACTATCATGAAAGGATATGATTTCGTTGGCAACATTTAAAAAAGAGAAAGCAAAACGTTCAAAAAACGGCTATACATGGTACTTTGTAATGGATATTGGTGTAGATCCGAAAACCGGAAAAAGAAAGCAAATAAAACGCCGCGGCTTTGCAACAAAAGCAGAAGCCGAAAAAGCTTGCAGGGAATTAATGAACAAGTTGTCAAAAGGTTTAGACTTAGAAAATGAAAATATTTTGTTTAAGGAAGTAGAAGCACGCTGGTACAAAGAATATAAGCAGACCGTAAAAGCCAGCACATTAAGAGCGCGGAAAAGTGAAAGAAATCATCTCTTGAATTATTTTGGCAACATGAGGATTAAAGATATAAGCCGCACTGTATATCAAGGGTTTTTAGACTATCTTAGAGACGCTGGATATTCTTACAACACAATATGTGGGATTCACACAACAGCAGGCATGATTTTTAAGTACGCACGCCAGGAGGATCTCATAATCAAAAGTCCTACAGAATTTGCAAAGCCACAGGCACCCAAATTAACTGTTGAAGAACTTGAGACATTGGATGATATAGAGAATTTCTTAGAGGGGAATGAGTTAGTAGAGTTTTTAGATTTAACTGAAAAACACGGCCTATTTCTTGACTTTGAATATTTTTGTATAGCTGCATTCACTGGCTGTAGAGCTGGGGAAAGATTAGCTGGAAAGTGGAAAGACTTATGCTTAGAAGACGGTGAACCAAAAGTATTTAAAATCACAAAGACTTTATATTGTCCTAAAAATAAAGCCTCTGATTATTATTTGTTACCTCCTAAAACGCCAGCAGCTGTAAGAGAGGTGCCGCTTTCTGATTTCTTGGTGTCGCTATTAAAAAGGCTTAAAATTAAACAGGCAAAGATAGCATATGCCAACGGACGAAAATTTAGCGATGATGATTTCATTTTTTCACGTCCAGATGGTAATCCTGAAAACATAAAGAAAATGGATACGAGAATGAGAAGAATTTTAAAACAAATGGACCTGAACAAAAAAATCACTCAACACACTTTCCGTCACACCTTTACATCTCTTGCAGCCGAAGCCGGTGTTCCTTTAGAAGAAATCCAGAAAATTTTAGGCCACGAAAAAGACGAAGTGACTAGAAAAGTTTATCTGCATACCACCAGAAAAAGTAAGGAGAAAACTTCTCAACAATTCAATTCATTTGTGAATGACTTATCAATGAAAATCCAATCTTCATGATGGATGTGACCATTTCGTGACCAATTTAATAAACAAAACAAAAAACCCCTTGAATATCAAGGGGTTTTAAGTGGGCTTTACATCATGCCGCCCAT